GTGCTCGACGATCATGTCGAACGTCCCGGCGGCGTGGATCGGTTCGTTTACGCAGAACTGCTCGACGTGGTCCGGGTTGACGGTCAGGCCGTGGCGTTCGAGGGCGGCGGTGTACTCGGCGATCGCGTCGGCGAACATCGCCGGGGCGTCGTGGCCGCGGTTGACCTGTTCGACGGCAGCGTGGATCGCCGTCCCCATGTTCGCCGCGGCGCTGCTGCCGGCGGCGTCCCGTGCGTCGGAGCAGATGCCGTTCAGGGCGCCCTTGTCGTCGGGGCTGGTAGTGGCGATCCGGGCGACGAGGTCGGGTCGGGCGGCGAGGCCGAGGGCCACCTGGCGCTGCATCCACAGCTCCAGGTTGTGCCGGTCGTCGAGGGTGTCGGCGATCGTCGTGGGCCGGGTGTAGGCGACGGGCTTGTCGCCACCTTTCGGCAGGATCAGCGGTCGCCCGTAACGGTCCCGGCGGGGCTCGACGCGGGTCAGGTCTTCGAGGTCGTTGCTCACTTCGCTCCTGTCGGTCGGTAGAACACGGTGCGCCCTTCGTTGCGGCACTCCAGGCGTCCGGCGAGGAGGTGCTGCCGGAGTCGCCTGCGAGCCATCTGCTGGGTCCAGCCGGTCGTTTCAGCGAGCTGCGGCGCGGACCACCAGCCGCCGACGTCGACCATGAGGTCGATCACGGAGAACTTCCCGGCCTCGGGCATCCGACGCCGGCCACCCCACACGCCGTGAATCTCAGGGCGCTCGTCGGCGGCTTCGGCGCACGGGGTTCGCACCGGGCAGCCGTCGCATACGGCGATCGCCTCGGCCCACCGCTGCGACCGGTTCCTCGACTTCGGGAACATCACGTCGGTCCGGCCGCGGCACGCAGCCTCGGCGTGCCAGTCGGGACGCTGGAGGAGGTGCGTGATCGCGTCGACGCTGTCGTCGGGTTCGTTGCCGTGGAACGGCTCGGCGTGGACGATCACGACGCCGCCCGCTGGTGGCTCAGCATCTTCTGCCGGTGGTGCCGGGCGTGGCGGCACTCCTCGCTGCACACCTTCTGCTGGCCCTGGGCGACGAACGCGTTGCCGCACTCGGGGCACTCGACGGTCGGGGCGTTCTGGCGCAGGTGGGCGTGGATCGACACGCCCCCCCACATGCCGATCCGCAGACGCTTCGACTCGGCGTAGGCGAGGCACTCGGCGCGGACCGGACACGCCGTGCAGATGCGCCGGGCCCTCGCCTGCGTCGGGACGTCACCGCGCGCCGTGAACCACAACCACGTCGGCCGGTCCTGGCCGCGGCACGCAGCCTGCGCACGCCACGGCTGCTGTCGCTCCAGGACGACGTCGGCCAGCTCGTTGAACAGCCGGTCGATCTCGTCGGACTCGGCGAACGTGCGGCGGGGCTTCTCGGCTGCCGGCGGGGCGATGGTTTGATCGCCGTGGCGTGAGCGTCGGACCGTCACCAGCGTCCCGGCGTCCAGCTCGGCTGCCATGCCGGCGATGATCCGGTGGGTGCGTGCGGTGACGTGCTTGCGGTCGGGTCGAATCTGCAGCGTCGGGACACCGAGACGTTCAGCGATGCGGGCACGCGGGACACCGGCGGCGGTGAGCTTGGCGATGTTGGCGTGGGTGCTGGCAGCGTCGATCCTCGTCCCGTCGGCGAGGTGGTCGACACTCCAGCTCACCGCCAGGATCGCCTCGGCCGTCGACGGCTTGATGCGCTTGGTCGGTGGCCGGCCGGGCTTGCCGTAGATCAGGGCCGTCATCGTCGACGTCGACAGCCCGGCCAGCTGGCCGACACGCTTGAACCCGAGGCCCTGCGCCATGAGCTCGAGGACGTGACGTCGGGCAGGCTCAGCGGAGACGAGGCGTGGGGTGAGGGCGTTCCGACGCTCCAGCTCGTACAGCCTCGACGCGTCCCGGCAGTCGTCGCAGCGACAGCCGTCGATCGTGTACTTCGCTCGGGTGCCGTGCTGTCGGTGGCTCCCCGGTCACCCCCGAGCGCGTCGAGGGGCCAGAGTGCGATGTCGGCTCCGGCGGCGTCGGTCGTCTCGACCTTTGACGCCATCACCATCCCGATCCGGGCGTCGTCGCGTATCAGACCCGAGACGGTGAGGGCGTCGCCGACGGAGCGAATCAGCTTGTCGAGGTCCGGAGCCGTCACCTTCCAGGCGCGACCGATGCGGAGCAGGCGCTTCGGCCTGGACGCCGGCATCGGGAACGCGAACGCCACCGAGAGGCACAGCGGCCCGTCGAGGGGCGTGTCGGTGCGCCGGGCGGCGACGGCTGCGGCTTCGGTGGCGACGGCGTGACGCCACTCCCGGTGCCCGTTCGCGGCCTCGATCATGCGCCCACCGCCGACGTGACGCTTCGAGCCCTGCTGGACCGGCGTGCCGACGACGCTGAACCTGACGACAGCGCTGCTCACGACCGTCCCCCGTTCCCGCCGTCACGATCGCAGAACGTCGCAGCGGTCTCCCACAGGGCGACGTCGGCGTCATGCTGGGTGGCGTCGTCAGCGTCGTCGGCGACGCACGCAGCCCGGTGGGCGGCGATCGCTGCGAGCAGCCGGTCGCGCTGGCGGCTCACCCGGCGCACCTCCAGCTGCAGCAGGTAGGCGACGTCGTACTGGGTGCCGGCGGTCACCGGATCACCTCGTCGTCGTCGGCCTTCGTCAGGTTGCGCTCGGCACGCTCACGCCACGCCTCGGGCAGCTCGTCGAGGATGCGCTCGGCACAGTCGGAGTCGTGGTCCCGAACGTCGGCGAGGAACGCCTGCAGCTTCTCGGCGCAGTCGACGTCGGTGTCGCCGAGCGTCCAGGCGAAGCCCTCATGGTCGAACACCCTGAGGTTCCGGCCGTCGTTCAGTACCTGGACCCGGCGGGCCTCCCGGCTCCACTGGAACGACTGTTCCTTCCTTGCGGCCATGTCACGCACCCCTGACGGCGTCGAGGAGCGTGACGATCACGAGCGTCGCGGTGAGGGCTGCGACCGACCAGGCGAGCGTGTGCAGGAGGCGGGTGGTCGCTTCTTCCCGTCGGGCCTGCGCCCGTTCGCACGCCCACCACTCGATGAGGTGCGCGTTGTCGGTGGCGACGACACGCATCCGGCGTCGCCGTTCGGCGGGGTGATCGGCGCGGCTCACGTCAGCTCCCCCAGTTCCTCGCTGCGAAGCGGGTCGAGGCGGTAGGTGGCGCCCATGCGAGAGGCGAAGCCCAACTTCGTCGCCTTCCACCCTCGGCTGCCGTCGCTGGTCGTGACCGGCCCGAACTGGGCGGCGTTCGTGACCTGCTTTCGGAGCGCCGAGACGATGGCGTTGACCTCCCGGAACAGCTCGTCGGCCTCGACGAGAAGGTCGCACATGACGCCGTCGTGGAGAGCGCCCGGCCACCGGCGAACCTGGTCGAGCATCGGCCGCACGCTGTCGAGCAGCTCTTGGGCGTCGCCGAGAGTGTCCAGCAGGATCGCTGCCGACTCCCGCACTTCCTCCTGGCGGGTCATCGGTCGGCCTCCTGCCATGCGTTGGCCGACTCACGCTGGCGGCAAACGAAAGCGTCCGTCGGAGACTCACGGCGACGGACGACCAGGTCGGCGGCCTCCTCTCGGAGCCGGTTCGCTTCGGTGGTGTCGGTGGTGGTGTTCATGGTGTGTTCTCCTTCTGGACCTCCGGGTCGGTCGTGGTCGCTGCGCCGTCGACCCACTCGTCGGCGCATGCCACGCACCACGTCTCCGAGTAACGGAGCCAGCGATGGGCGAGTTCGAGGGTCGGGTGGTTGACGACGTCGCCGTGGTCGACGCAGGTGGTCACCCAGCGCCCGCCGACCTCGTCGTAGACGGACTCGGGGTCGTGAGCGTCGTACAGCTCGACGGTCGTCCCGGTCTCGGCGGAGGTCGTGCGCTGGCGGAGGTAGGTGTCGGTGAGGTTGCGAGGCAGTCCGTGCTGCTCCCGCAGGGCACGAGCACTGGGATCAGCGAGCGTGCGAGCGAGCGAGGAGCGCAGGGAGTCGATATGGCGAGTGGCGTACTCCACGGCCTCTGCGCTAGTGGCGAACGCCCGCTTGGGGATGACGGTGGTGCGGGTGCCCCCGTTCAGGCCGGTGGTCACCACTACGGGCAGGTAGGGCCATCGAGCGTTGCGACCGGACTTGCGGGAGGCTGGAATACCGAGGTCGGCTGCGGCGGCTGCGGCGGCGATCAGGTCGGCGGCGGGGATCGGGTCGGTGTCTGTCATCGGTCGACCTCCTGCCATGCGTTGGCCGACTCACGCTGGCGGCGCAGGTACAGCTCGGTGGGTGACTCCCTCGGGCGACGCACGACCAGGTCGTTGCCGACGTGCCGGTTCCAGCGTGCGTTCAGGCCGCTGCGCTGGCAGATGACGTAGCTGCCGGCGAGGACGATGACGAGGAAGGCCGTGACCGACACGACCTCGACGAGGGCTGCGAGGATGCTCACGACGCCACCGCCTCGACGTCGGCCGTGTGGGCAGCGGCGATCTCGGCGACCTGCTCGGCGAACGCCTGCAGCTGGTCGAGGGCCATGAACAGCTGGACGTCGCCGACGATCACGGCGTACCGGCCGGGAGTGAGGTACCTCGTCCCGACCTCGACGTCCCCCCACAGGTGGACTGCGGTGAGTGTGGTGAATCGTTGGGCCATGTAGCCTCCCAATGCTCGACGCCCGTCGGTCCCTTGCTTCCCGACACGGACCGGCGGGCGTTGTGGTTGTGGTGCCAGCAGGCGCTCGGTAACTGCCGAGGTGGGCAATCACTTGCCCGCTGTGGCACGAGTATCTACTCGGGGTGTGACACCGAGTCAACGACCCTCGGGAAACTTTCTGCCCGATTCCCCTGAATCCTTGCGCGCAGCGCCCGATGGTGGGAGCGTGCCCCCCATGCACAACCGCAGGAAGACACTCGGTGGCCGGCTAAACCAGACCAGGGAGTTCTCAGACGTCACGCCCGACCAGATGGCTCGGGCGTTGGGCGTGTCGCGTCGCACGATCAACAACTGGGAGAGCGACCGGACGACCCCGAACGTCCACCAGCTGATCCTTTGGGCCGACGTGACCGGATGGCCGGTCGTCTGGTACTTCGAGGACCTCAAGCCGAAGCAGCCCCCGCTGCGTGTCGTGGACGAGACAGTTACCCGTGGGTCAGACGGGCAGCCTCCACCACAACGAGACTGCGGGTCGGTCCGGCTGCCACACCGACCCGCTGCACACCACGCAGCCCACCCTCAACTCCGCCAATACCGTCCCATTGACAGAGTCGCCGTCTCCAGATACACCTTCCGGTTCTCGGGCCAACGAGACGGAGGGGCAGGTCATGGTGGGTGTCGACCACTACCTGGCGTCGCGCAACTACGCGCCGACGTCGCTGAAGCAACGCCGGGTCATCCTTGGGCAGTTCGTCGCAGCCGTCGGCGATCCTGCGACGTGTGACGTCGAGGCGTTCCTCGACTGGTGGCAGGCGACGGAACATCTCGCCCCGGCGTCGCGCCGGGCGGCGATCATCGCGGTGCGGGGCCTGCTCGACTGGCTCGTCGCCGCCGGGGTGCGCAGCGACAACCCGGCCCAGCTGGTGCGCACGCCGACGGTGCCGCGCACCCCGCCGAAGGTGCTGACGCCCGAGCAGGTGACGGCGCTGCGCCGGGCGGTGACGACGCCGGCCGACCACCTGCTCGTCGAGCTGCAGCTGACCTGTGGGCTGCGCATCGCCGAGGTCGCCGCCCTCGACGCCGACGACCTCGACGTCGACGAGGAGCTGCTCGTCGTCCACGGCAAGGGCGCGAAGACGGCGATGATCCCGGTCCCGACGTGGGTGGCCGAGGCGTGGCCGGAGCCGGGCAGCGGCAGCGTGTTTGGGGTGAAGGTCGGGTCGCTGCGCCGACGGGTCAACCTTCGCCTCGCCGCTGCGGGCATCGAGGGCCACGGCCCGCACAGCCTGCGCCGCACCTGCGGCACCGAGATGGCCCGACGGGGCGTGCCCCTGCACCTGGTCGCCACGCTGCTGCGCCACGACTCGGTGCAGACGACGTCCCGGCACTACACCCACGTGAGCGTCGACGACCTGCGCGACGCCTACGGCCAGTAACGACAGAACCCCCCGACTCGACCGTCGCCCCAGAAGGGTGGGCGCGGGAGCCGGGGGGTTCCATCCGTTGCGCTGGGAGGAGCGCAGGTCTCAGTCGACGTGCAGGCCCCACCACGCGCCGTCGGCGGTGGTGAAGCTGAGGGTGCCGGGCTGCGAGGTGCCACCCCCCAGCTCGGCGAACCACTTGGACTCGCCGCCCAGGGTCGGGCACTGCATGAGCCAGCGTCGGTGCGCCAGCTCCTCGACGCGGAGGTGGTGCCGGTGGCCGGCGAGGAGGATCTGGCCGCAGTCGGCGTCCTGCCATCGGGTGAACGCCACGCGTCGCCACCAGTCGATCAGCTTGGACGGGTCGCCGCGCACCTGGTCGCCGTGCACCCACAGCAGCTGCGTCCCGGCAGCCTCGACGAGCGCGACGACGGACTCGGGGTTCTCGATGAACGTGACGTCGTGGGCGGCAGCGAAGCCGGAGCCGGTCAGCTTGTCGGCGACGACCTCGAAACACTCCAGGTCCGCGTTGTCGTGCGCCGACGTGAGCACCTTCGGGCCGGAGCGTCCGTGGTTGCCGGGCACGGCGACGGCCGTCGTCGAGGCGAACAACGGGGCGAGGACGGTCAGCACCTTCGCCTCGGCGGCACGGACCATGCGCCGCTGGCTGCGTCCGTCGAGGGTGATCTCCCACAGCTGCGACGAGTATTGTCCGTCGACGCCCTCGACCATGTCGCCGAGGAACCCGACGACCAGCTGCGAGGCCCCGGCCCGGACGGCCCGACGGGCTCGGGCGGCGACGGCGTCGAGCGACGCCTCGAAGCGTGCGACGAACTCCTCGACGGTCCCGTGGCCGCCCACCTGCCAGTCGGCCCAGGCGCAGACGAACGCGTGCGGCCCGTCGGGCAACGGGTCGGCTCGACGTGGCCGACGTCGGGCCAGCTGGTCGAGGACCGGGTCGACGACCGACGGCCGGCTCGCGTTCGGCCGGCGTCGAATCGTCGCCTTGTACTGCCGGAAGATCCGGGCCCCCTCGGTTGTCGGACCCTCCCACGCGTTGACGCGCAGGCTGCCGTCGACAACGACCCACAGCTCCGGGTCGAGGTTCCAGTGACGGAAGATGAGGTCCCAGTCGACGTCGACGCCGTCGGGGATGGCGTCGGTGACGAGCTGGCCGCTCTCACCGTCGAGTTCGTAGCCAGGTCGCCACTCCGAGGTCGACGACGGCGTCCGACGTGTCGGCACGGCCGGGGCCTTCGTCTCAGCGATCGCCCTCAGGTTGCGTGCTTTGCCCGCCATCGCAACACCTCGTTGTCAGTCACCCGGAACCGGGCGATCTGCGGGTGGTCGGCGAACGCCTCCATGAGCGCGTCGGCGACCTGCTGGTTCGACAGGCGGGGCTCACCGAAGAACACCTCGTCGACCTCGGCGCGGTCGTCGGCGTCGAGCGACTCGACGAACAGGGCGAGGCGCGCCGGGTAGCCGGCCCGTCGTGCCTTCGACTCGGCGATGGCACGCAGGTTGCGACCGGTCACGCTTCCCCGCGCTCGATTCGGCCGAGGAGGAAGATCAGCGCGCCCTTCGTCTGTGGGCCGACGACCCCGTCCTGGGCGAGCTTGAACAGGCGTTGGAGGTCACGCACGGCAGCGGCAGTCCCGGCACCGAACACCCCGTCCTCGGCGAGCGCCTTCCCGGCGGCGAGGTTCAGGCTGCGCTGCAGCGCCAGCACGCCAGCGCCACGGTCGCCCTGCTTCAGGGTCCCGGACTTCGTCAGGTCCCGGATGTTGACGGCTGCGGCGTAGCGTCGGAACGCAGCCACCTGGTCGGGGTTCGTCGGCGGTGGTGCCGGTGCGGGCGTGCTGTCGTAGCGAGGACGTCCGAACCCGGCGATGACCGACCTCGGCCGGACCCGCCGGTAGACGCCCCCGCCGTTCGATTGACTGCCCTGGTCCGTCGGGGACGTGTTGCCCTCGATGGTCTCGACCCGGCCGTCCTGCCGGACCCCGGTCACGATCCCGACGTGGTCGACGCCTTGGGTGGCGGTGCCACCCTGCCAGTCGAAGTAGACGACGTCACCCGGCCGCACTGGGCCGTTCCGGTCGATCGCCGTCCCACGCTGCCGGTACCCCTGCAGCCCTGACGGCGTCCACACCGACGACGGCTCACCCCTGACGCCAGCCTGACGAAGCACCCACATGACGAAGCTGCCGCACCACGGCTGGTTCTGAGCGCCACCGACGGCGTACCTCGACCAGTTGTTCGGACCTTCGACGTAGCCGACCTCGGCTCCAGCGATACGCAGGACGTCTGCAGCAGACCCCACGTCAGGACTCCCAGCTACCGGAGTCGGGATCGCCGATGGTTCTGCCGAGGAGGTTTGTGACCGCCGATAGACCGGCAGAGATTGCGGCGATTGCTAGGCCCTTGGCGGCATCGACGCTGGTGACGCCAGCGAGGTCAGTCGCAGCGACGGCGAGCGCAGCTTGTAGGAACGTGCGGGCAACCCGCTCGATCAGGTCACGCTGGAATCTGCTCACCTGAACCACCTCCGTGGTCTGTGGTTGTCGATCCTTGAGTGGGCGTGGTCGACGCGTGCAGCGACCGACTCCACCCGGTCGGCGACGCAGTCGAGCTTCTGGCCGTGGCCGTCGACCTTGTCGGCGAGGCTCACCAGCAGACGCTGGGACTCGCCGTGCTGGTCGCTGTTCTCGCGTCGGACCTTCTGGCCGATCACCACGGCGGTGATTGACGCCGCGGCCGTGATGCACACACCGATGAGGCCCAGCAGGCCGATGCGTTCGCCCTCGGTCAGCGCGATGAGTAGCCCCTGCACGTCACTGCCCGCCGCCGAGGATCGCCTGCGCCGCTGGCTTCACGTCGTCGAGCGTGTTCGCGTCGACGATTGCCTGGGCGAGCTGGTGCAGCGGGTCGGGTGTCGGCAGAGTTAGTCCAGAATGAGCCGAAACCACAGCGGCCACTGCGTCCGTGTCTGGAGCGACATCGCAGTACACCGCGACCTCGCCTCCGACATCGTTGACGCCGCGGAACGTCGGCACGACAGCGCGCAGTTCGGCAGCGAGTGTCGGCCAGTCAACCAGTGTCGGCTTCGTGTAGAGCGTGCGGTTCATGCTGCGATCCTTGTAACGATGATCGAGTGCAGCTGAATCTCCTGACTCCCACCTGACTGGACAGCACCGGTCAGGTCAAGCGCCACTCCAGTCCCGAGGTTCTCGGTCGCAGTGCCATTCAGCGCGGTCGTGCCCGATGCGATGAACCCAATGGCCGACACGTTCTGGTCGGTCGTCGACTCCAGCCGGATAGTCGCGCGGAACTGTCCCTGCCGATCAGTAGCAGACGACGACTGCGCCGATGGGGTGTAGCTGGCAACGGTCGTCGTTCCGAGCTTCAGTATGATCGTCGGGGCCTTCGTTGTGCCGCTGCTGTTGAGGAACCGGTAGCCAGCGACGACGTCGATCACGTCGCCAGCCGCACCAGTCACCGTGATCGTCGAGTCGAGCAGCGAGGTAGCTGTCGTGGCCGTCACGATGCTGCCCTCGTCCTGTCCTCCAAGCACCTTCGTGGCGAGCCGTGCCGTCGCCACCGTGCCCGACGTCAGCTGCGCCGCCGACAGGGCCAGCTCGTCGCTGCCCCCAGCCTGGTGCGACACCTTGTGCGCTGTCGGGGTCCGGGCGTCGGACAGGCGGGCGTCGTCGCCGACCGCCACCGTCGTCGAGGTCGTCCCGACCGGCAGCCGGGCGAACGGCACGGTGCCCGAGGTGATCTCCGACCCGTCGACGTCGAACGTGTCGACAACCCAGTTCGGGTTTGTGGCGGTGATGCCGGTGTTCGCGTTCGACACGAACCGCACCAGCCGGTTCGGCTGGGTGATGACGAACGTCGTGCCGCTGCCGTTGACCGTCTGACTGCTCGCACCCTGCACGGTGAGGGTGTTCGTCGCCGACACTCCGGCACCGGACCACAGGATGACCTCCTGTCCGGCAGCGAACGACGCCGTCGAGGGAAGCGTCACGACGCGTGCAGCGGACAGCGTGCCGGTCTGCATGACGAACACCGACTGTGATGAGGCCACCGTGTAGTCGGCGTCACTGAACGCCAGCCTGAGCCAATACGAATACGGCAAGGCCCACGTTTGATTGCCAGCAAGGTAGCGAGCGCCGTTCGCGGTGCCGCTGCCGAGGCGTGCCGTCGCCACCGTGCCGCTGGTCAGCTTCCCGGCGTCGATGGCGTTCGGCACATCGTTCGTACGACCCGGCCCCAGCACCAACACCTCACCGCTAGAGGCGTTCACCCGGATGACTCGGCCGACGTTCTGGATCAGCTCGCTCGTCCCGGTCGGCTTGGTCCCGGTCAGCTGGCCTGCGGTCGTCGACACGTACAGCGGCGCATTGATCGTGTAGCTGCCAGTGTTCAGGCCACGCACAACGCCCATAACCACGCACTGACCCTCGGCGTTGGCGATCAACTCGGAGTCGAGGAGTCCGATTGCCGGCATCTTCGCCGAGTCGTCGGCGTCGGCGGCTGCGACCTCGACCGCACCGGACGCACCGACCGAGCCGGTGGCGTAGACCGGCGCACCCTTGGCGATGGTCACGCCCGACGTGTTCTTGACCGCCACGAACACCGGCACGTCGGCAGTCCACGCTCCGGTGCCATCGAGGAACGTGTATTCGCTCGGCGTGCCGGTACCGAGGCGTGCAGGTGCGAACACGCCGCTGGTCACCTTGGCGGCGTTCAGCGCCTGCGGGATACCGATCGTCCCGTCGGTCGTGCTGATCGTGTTCCCGACGCCATCGGTGAACGTGGTCGCACCGGCACCGGCGGTCGTCAGGTGCGACGGCTGGATGTCGAGGATCTTCGACCCGCCGAACTCGTGGACCGTCATCCACGCCACGTCCATGCGGTTCTGGATGCCGATCTTCCAGGTCTCGGTCCCGTTGGGGTCCATGCTGGCGAAGCGTGCGTCGGTCTCGGAAGCGACCGGTTCCCACCAGTAGCCGTCGCCGGTCTGCTCGATGCCGGTCACGCCGGTGTCGTAGGGAACCCAGCGCCACTGCGTCACGGTCTCGGTGGCCGTGTCGTGCGTCAGGCGTGCGATGACCGGCACACCGATCAGTTGGCTGCTGTCGTCGGCGAAGAATCCAGCCGACTCACCTGCAGCACCGGTCAGGGTCGACTCCCAGAACCACGCTGCGACACCCTCGGACAGGTCGCTGTAGGTCTCGTCGGGGTGAACCACCGCCCACTCCGACAGGTCGCCGCCGGTGGCGCTCGCCTTCGTCTGCGTGAGGATCTCCCGATACCGCTGGTACGGCCAGTCCTGACTGGTGCCTGCGAGCTCGGAGTCCTCGTAGGGTCGGTAGAGGTAGAACTTGGCCCGAATGTCGATGCCGTCCGGCGTGGCCGGCAGGGTGCCGGTGCCGGTGCCGGCGTTCGTGATCTGCCACGTACCGCCGTAGTCGCCGTCCATGCTGGCGGCCGTCGGGTAGCAGCGCAGCCAGAGCGCCGTGGTCGTGTCGAGCTCGTCTGCGTGCGCCTCGGTGACGAACTGCCTGGTCTGTGTGAATCGCTTCGGTCCGAACGTGCCAGTCGTGACACGTGAGGCGTCCACGTAGCTGAGTGCGAAGCCCCACGCACCGCCGATGTTGATGGCAGTGAACGTCGCCGAGCTCGTGGCCACGATCGAGTAGCTCGACCCGACACCGAAGATCGTGTCCGACCCGGCACAGGAGATGGTCGTGGTGACCGCTGAGGCAGCGACCGTGAAGGACCGGCCAACGTTGTCCTCTGCGTCCGGCAGCGTGACAGCTGCGCCTGTTGTGGCGAGCAGTGACTCGTCGGTGATTGTGTAGGGACTCGTCGTCGTGAACACCGAGTCGGCCCGCTGGTATTGCTTGTGGTCGTCGTCGGCGAGGCCGGTGAGCGCACCGTGGTCGGTCACCCCACCGCCACCGCTCGGTGCCGAAGCGTTGACGACCTCGAGCGTGAGTGGCGTTTGCGTGACCGTCAGCTCAAACGTGGAGCCGTCGCCTTCGACGGTCACGTTCGACTGCGGAGAAGTGAACTCAACGGTCATGTCAGAGCGTCCACTGGTGCACGACGAAGGGGCCCGAGCACAGCGGGACGTCGTTGGTCCCGTCGTTCCACTGCATGGACCACCAGTACCGACCCGGGGTCAGCGTCGCGTCCGCTGCGGCGACAACGATCTTGAACTTGCCGGCGGCGGCGTCGGTCTTCGTCACGGTGAACGACTTGGACGCTGCGTCGGTGACCTCGTCGGCGGTGATCTCGGCGGTGATCGTGTAGGACGCCAGGTTCACGGCGACGCCGTCGGCCTTCGCCGTGAACTCTCGCGACCAGGTGCAGTTCTCCCGAACAGCCCACGGCGCGTGCGCGCCGGTGTCGTCGAAGGTGACGTTCTTCGCCATCGTGCCCTCCTGGGGTCACCAGTTGATTGCGCCCACGCCCCAGCCGGAGCCGGGTTCCGGTGCACCGTCCGCATCTAGGCCGATCGACATCACGACGCCGCCCGTGCCGTCGCTCACGTACTTGATGAACGGTTCGGTGTAAGTGATCGTGTCGGCCACAACGAACCCACCGCCAAAGTTGGTTATCGCAACCTGTCGGTGACGCTCAATGCTCGTGTAGCCATTAGAGACAATCCCAATGTCGCCGATGTCCTGAAAGGTCACCTGCAGGATTCGACCACCAGCGGCGGTCGGCGTTGCCTGACTGTCGTCGATCTGTGCGACCGATGGCAACGTGGCGTCTAGGTACGCGCCAGCCGTCTTGTATGCCTGACCTGTGAGTGTCGGCGTGAAGTCAAGATGCCGATACGCAACTGTCTCAATGCGTGCCGCAGACGCCGCTGCGCTGCCGCTGTTGCGAGCGACACTCGCAGGGAAGTCGGCCGGGTCATACTCGCCTGCGTGCAGATACATCTTGGTGTAGGTGGACGGTTCTCGGACACCGGCAGACGAGTACCCAGCGGCGATGAGATCAGTCGACAGGTATGGCGTGAGATTGTCAGTCGATCCGGTCGCCAAGATGAATACGAACAGCGTGTCACCGGTCTGGATTCCAGACGGTAGGTCTGCTGTCGTGACAGTGAAGACTGCTGACGAGTCGAATGGTGCGGTGTAGATCGGCGTGCCGACGCCCACGAAGGCCGGTCGTGCCACGTCACTCCTCGCCCATCAGCACCTGCACCGTCAGACCAGCAGCCCCCGTGCCGAACGTCAGGATCTCGACGCTCAGCTGGTCGGTCGGTGCGAGCCGCACGTGCGACGTGGTCATGGCGAAGATGTTGTCGGTGTTCGCCGGCAGCGTGATCGTCGACGACGTCGCCCCACCGGACTGCAGCCACGTGAGGGCCGTCGTGCCCTGGCGGATCGTCAAGGTCGTCGACGTCGTGCCCCGGGTCTTGACCTGCACGAGCGCCGATTGAACACGCACGTAACTCGACGGCGACCAGGGCGGCGAGACCGACGCCTCGAGGTTGTCCTTCGTGAACGTCGTCTCGGTGGTCTGCACCCGCCCGGCACGGACGTCCGGGTCCAGGTCGCCGGCGATCGTCGCCGCCGCCGACCGGCCGTTGAGCGTGCCGTCGTTCAGCTGTCGCAGCTGACCGTCGGACTGCTGGAACCTGGTCTCGGCGGGGCGCACGAGTTCCGGGGTGAAGCTGAGCTGGCCGGTGGCGTCGTTCTCGGTGACGGTGATCGACCTGACCTGCATCGCTTCGCCCGTCAGGCTGTTCGACAGCCTCGGGACGGTGACCGTCGAGCCTGGACCCCACGCGCCTGCGTAGGGCGTCTCGGCGGCGCTCGTCGGCAGGAGCCCGGCGCGCACCGTGGTGATGCCCGAGTCGAGCGTGTCGAGGTACTCGCCGATGGCTGCGAGGGTGCTGGCGCTGTTCGCCGTGGAGGTCAGCGACAGGAACGACTCGCGCCGTCCGTTCGCGCTGATCGACGTGGCGTCGGTGTCCGTCCGGTACCCGCCCTGAAACCGGGTCAACAGGGCGTTCTTGATCGTGCTCACTTCGGCTGGTCCTCCTCGAGCTCGGTGAGGTTCGACCCGATCGTGAACATCGCAGCGTTCGCAACGATCGTCGTGTCCTTCCGGTACACGTCCAGCGTCAGCCCTGCGGGTTGCGCCCGGTACTCAATCGAGGTGTCGGCCATCTGACGCAGGACGTCGGCGTAGGTCTGGCCGATGCGGAACACGTGCGCCTGGTCCGACGGCCACGGCTGGCCGGCCGAGTCGACTGTGTCGGTGCACGACAGGCTCCAGCCGGTGAGCGTCCCGCGAGCCTGCGCCTCCTCGAGCAGCTGGCGCAGGATGCGACCGGGCGTCGGTGCCGGGTACACCGTCGGGTAGTCGAGGCACTTCCACGACGAGCTCGTGCCGACGAGCAGGTTGCCGCTCGAGTACGGCGCACCGACCCCGCCGCCCGAGTGGACCGACACGTGCAAGATGCCCCGGGAGACACCCGGCAGGGTCGGGGTCCACGCCTGCGTCTCGGCCTCGACCGCCAGGTAATGCGTGCCGGCGGTCAGGAGAGGGGTGGCCCGACTCGCCACGGTGAAGCTCTCCTCGTTCGGTTCCGACGTCCAGCCCGGTGTGATCTGGATGCCGTCGATCCACAGGCGACACCGCGAGGACGCCGTGTAGAAGATCGCCGGGCGATCGAGGCTCGCCACTGTGAACGTCGTGCGGAACAGCGACGACCCGGCAGGGTTGCCGGTCCCGGTCGCTCGGCTCCAGATCCAGTCGGTGCCGGTCAGGACCGACGACCAGCCCTTCGGCGGGAACCACGGGTCCGGCACCGGCGGCACCGTCCGGGTTGCGTTCACGAGCCCGGAGATCGCGACGACCGCAGACGACCAGCCCGTCGTCGACAGCTCCGGCGAGTACCAGGCGAACGCCCGGGAGTCGCTGATCGGTCGGGCCCCAACGCCGCCGTACGGGTAGACGACAGCGTCCTCCCACATGGAGGCAAGCCCCCGCCCTTCGAGCGTGAACCCCCGGGTCGATTCCTCCCCCGAGTCGTAGCGCCACTGTTTGCGCTCGACGCGACTGGCGAACGCGTAGGTGCCGCCGGTCGACGCCAGCTGCTGCGGTGTGGCGACCTTGAAGCGCAGCACCCGGGCGTCGATCGACGCGTCGGCGTCGGCGGCGAGGACGCTCACGCTGCCACGGCCCAAACCCGACAGCTCATCCTGGAACTGTCGGTTGTAGCTCTGGTCGAGCTCGCCGAGGTACGTGCCGTTGTCGGCCGACCACGCTTCGACGATCAGCTTCGCCGGGGTAAACGTCGCCGACGGGACCGCCGTCGTGAACGCCCCGGGTTGCGCCGCGGTCGCGAGCGTGTCGAAGGTGCGGGTCGCAGCGCCGGCCGACGTCGTGAACGCGACCGGACCGCCGCCGCCGCTAAGTGTGCTGAACGTCTCGGTCGTCACAGCGACCTCAGATGGTCAGGATTCCGCTGGCCCCGAAGGACAGGGTGAAGTTGCCGCCGTTCGGCGTGAAGCTCAGCGCGCCACCGCCCGACACCGTGTCGAAGTACGCCAGCAGCCGGCTCGTCGATTCCGTCCCGGTATCGACGAACAGCACCCAGCTCGTCACCGTGTCACCGCTCAGCGAGCTGTACGTCAGGTCGGCGGCGTCGAACTGGCCGTCCGTGGTCGTCCTCGACGCCAGCGCGCCCGAGGTCGCCACACGCGCCGACGCCCCGATGTCGTCGAGGAAGTCGTGCGCCGACGAGTACGTGTAGCCCGAGTCGCAGAGCACGATCTTGATCGTGTCGTTCAGGAGGTCCACGTCACCGTCGAGGAGCGCCTTCTTCGCCTTCGGGTAGATGGCGTTCGCCATTACTGAATCCTCCCGCTGGGGATGCTGATGCCGAGCACGGCACGCACCCATCGTCCGTCGAGCGACACCTCACCGGTCTCAAGGGACAGCACGTGCACCGGCTCGGTCAACGTGGTGCCCCCCGGGATCGTCAACACAGCGGACCGGGTGCCGTCGCCGGTGCTGGTCGGTGCGACCACGTTGTCGCGCAGGTAGACGATGTTCGTGTAGAGCTGGGCGGCGTAGCTGCCGGTCGCTGCGACCCCGTTGCGGTCGGCCAGACCGGAGATCAGCAGGTCCAGGGACACCGCACGTGACGTGTTGCGTCGCTGCAACGCGACGACACCCGACGCGCCAGGCACGATCCGGTCGTCGCCACGTTGGGGCGCTGGCATCCACAGGCGCATCAGCGAGTCGCCGGTCAGCTTCCAGCCGGCGCAGTTCATCGCGACGCCGCCGATGGTCAGGTCCCCGGCCGTCGTCGTCCACGTCAGACCGGCCATCACACACCCGCCAAGAACATGGCGTCGCGCTGCTGGCGGATCACCTCGGAGGCGGTCAGGCGGGCGTCGCTCGACTCGGTGATGTTGATCGACCCGATCGTCATTGACGTCTGACGTGACGACGACAGGTCCTGCACCAGGTTGTTCGGCACGATCATCCCCGACGTCTCCGGGACGAACAGCTCGGGGCCACGTTCGCCGACCATGAACGTCTCACCGGCCGCCACGGGCCCGCCGATGGCTCGTGGAGTGCCGTCAGGATTCTTCTGACCGAACCAGCCCAGGATCGTTCCGGGCCTGAACAGGGCGCCGATGATGACCTGCTTGTCTTGGAACTGGTTGTAGACGTCCAGCGCTGCGTCCCATTCGCCTCGACGGACCTTGGCGTAGATCTCCGACTGGACCTCGGCGGGCAAGTTGTCGAAGTCGGCTTGCAGGAACTGCAGCTGCGCCTTTGCTTCCTCGGTGCCGGAGATCAGGATCTGCGTGTTCACCTGCTCGGGCGTGAGGCCGACCGTCTCGATGTACTGGCGGGCGGCTTCCTCGGACATCCCGAGCGTGCCGATGAGGTAGTTCCGCAGGAACGCCTCGTAGTTCGACGCCGAGGCCAGCACGTCCTCGTTCGTGGCGCCGGCGGCGATCTGTGCCTGCAGGCTCTTGTTGACGGCGTCGCCCCAACCCTGCAGCGCGTCGACCGCCTTGTTCTGCGCCTCGGTGTACCCGCCGAGGGACGCAGCGACGGGGTCGAACCCCTCCGACGGCAGCGCCGACAGGACGGCTGCGACGGTCTGGCCCTCCTCGTCGGTCGTCGTACGGAACGACTTGAACGCCTCGCCGAGACCCTGCGCTGAGTCGACGATCCCCTGCAGGTCCCCGGTGACGACCTCGTAGCCGCGTGCGAATCCCTTGGCTGCAGCGCGACCCAGGTCGAACTCGGCGGTGACCTTGGCGAGCTCGAGGGTGAGCTCACCCTGAATGTCCTTTAGGTCCTCGGCGGTCGCTGTCACCTTGACCAGACCGTCGGCTGTTTCACCGGTTGCCAGCGCTTGCTGACGTGCGGCGTCGGTCGCCTTGCGGGTTTCGACGTCGAGGTTTCGCTGGCCGGCAGCGGCGTTGACCTGCTGGTCGACGAGGCCCTGCAGCCGGGCCCGTTGCTCGTCGACGACTGCCTGCTGCTCCGGGTTGGTGATCTGGATGTTGTCGAGCTGGGCGAGCGCCGACTTCAGTGCCGGGATGGAGCCTGACTCGGCGAGCTTGTCGACGGTTTCGCCCAGCTGGTTCAGGTCGATCTCGGCGGCGTTCGCGCCTTCGCCGAGCTGGGTGACGAGGTCTGAGTTGTTTCCGAAGAACCGCTGGAACGCAGTGACGGGCAGCAGCGCGCCCATCGACGCGAGCGACACCCCGATGTAGCTCAGGTTTTCGGTCCATCCGCCGCCGAACTTGATGGCGTCGTCGACGCTGCGCGACCAGCTGTCCAGCGTGCCGACGTTCGACTGGACGGCCGTGCCGAACGCTTGGAGCTGATCGCCGGAAGCGGCGCCCGACAGGACGAGCACGCTGTCGGCGAACGCTTGTGCGTCCTGGCTGCCCTTGTTGAAGGAGTTGCCGATCTCGATTACGGCAGCGGTGATTGCTGCGCCGATCGCCAGTGACCCGATGCCTGCCGCAGCGCGCCCGAAGTTCGTGAGCTGGCCGTTGCTGTCGCGCAACTTCTCGAAAACGCCCGACAGGTTGTCGCGCATCTGCAGGAACTGTCCGGTCGCGAACGACAGCGCACCGAGGCCGCCGGCGCCGATCGCCGAGATCGTCGCCAGCGACCCGGCCGCAGACGACAGCCCCGGGTTGACGCCGTTGAGTGCGTCGGCGAGGGAGATGCCTGCCCCGACGATGTTGCCCAACGTCGACGCCGCGCCGACGCCGACCTGTTCGCCGATCTCGGACAGCTGGTTCTTCAGGATGCCGAGCTGACCGTTGAAGGTCTGCGCCTCCTGCTGGGCGAACCCGCCGACGGTCTGCTGCAGAGCCGAGATCGTCCGCTCCATGTCGGTCGAGCCCTCGCCGATGGCGTCGACCTGGATGCCCATCCGCTGCAACGCCGTGGTCGACCCGCCTGCGGCGCGCCCCACCGCTTTCGCTGCGGTCTCGAGGTCGATGCCCATCTTGCGGGACAGGTCGACGACCAGCGGAGTCAGTGTCAGGACCTGGTCTTCGGTGTAACCGAACTGAATGAGGAGCGCTTCGACACCCTTGACGGCCTCGTCGTCGACGACGGTGCTGCCCATCAGCTGGTCGGCGAGGTCGCCGAGCGCCTTGCCGTTGTCGACGAAGCTCTGCGTTGAGTTGGCAATAGAGCTGTCGAGCTTGGCCTGGGCGACCTCGGACTCGCCGGCCATCGTCGCCAGCTTGCCCAGACCGATCGCCGCGACGGACGCTGCACCAAAGGTGGCGGCGCCCCACGTGGTCATGCGCCCGGCCATCTTCTCCAGGCGCTCGTCGGTCTTGCCGAGCTCACGTTCGGCGGCGGCCCCCGCCTTGTCCATGCCGGACACGAAGCCCTGCACGTTGGCGTCGATGAGGAACTCGAGGACCTCACGTGTCGTCGCCATCAGCGCTCCGCTTCCATCAACAGCTGCAGGTCACGCCACGAACACTGGCGAACTTGGGGTGGGGTCCATCCGTACCGGCGGGCCGCCCAGACGATCACGGCGTCGTCTGGTCGTCCGCCGTCGGAGGGTTTCCGTTCTCCCACATGGTCGGGAGCGTGTCGTCCTCGACGGCGGTGAACGCCGACAGGATGACCTTCGGAGTAATCGGCTCGACCGGCTTGTCGCCCGCCACCTGACAGCAGTGGCGATAGAGGGCGATGGTCGCCTTCCCGTGACGGGCTGGCTGCATGTACAGGTCGAACCACGACTCGAGTCCGGCGTCGCCGGCGAGCCGTTGGAGATCCTCGATGGGCAGGTCGTCCAGGCGAACGACCTGCCCGTTCGGGACAGTGCAGGCGAAGGAGAGCATCAGCAGGTCAGACCCGGTAGATGCTGGTGGCGGCGGACCAGTTGATCGTCCACTTCACGGCGTCGCCGACGCCGCCCTGGGTGGACACGCCGTTGAACAGCGCCTGCCCGTACCAGTAGCCCTTCCCGGTCGGGACCGGGGACTTGGACGTGGCGTCGGTGTTGTCGACGTAGAGGTAGAAGGTCCGGGCGATCCCGTCGGCGACGGTGTAGATCCCGTTGGACGCGGTGTTGAGCACGCCGTTGAGCGTCCCGGTGAAGTCGGACATGCCGGCGACGTAGGTCTTGACGTTCTCGCCGAGGACCGAGACCTCGACCTGGTCGCGCTGGCCGTCGATGGACCAGTCGGACAGGTTGCCCAGCTGTGATGCCGACCCGTTGGCAGCGGCCGACTGGTCGACCAGCAGCGCACCGAAGCGGCCGTGGATTGCGTTGGTTGCCATGTCGGCTTCCTCCTGGTTGTTGGGGATCAGAACAGCCGGGCGAGGACCCGGGCTGCGTGGTTGGCGAACGTCCGGTCGGCGAGCGCCGCCCGTCCGGCTTCGACGGCGGCGTCGCGCTCGTCGCGGTGAGCGAGCGCCCAGCGAACCTGGTCGACCATCTCGTCGGGCGAGGTGAACGTCGGGAACATCGACAGGACCTCGTCGCCCTCAGGACGGGGGTCTCGTGACAGCCACACCCCGCACATGACGGCCTCGACCTCGCGAGGTGAGATCGCCACGCCGTCGGCGTGGCTGTGCGTTCCGTAGCTGTCGGTCCGGTAGACGTTGAACGTGGTGACCGCCCGCTGGTAGAGCGGCACGGTCTCGGTGGCGTTGTCGGTGCAGCCGTCGACGCCGACGTCGAGGACGCAGCGGCGCAACGGGTGGGCGTCGTCGAGGCCCTTCCACATCCCGGCGAGGTGCAGGTCGACACCGGACCAGTCGGCCGAGGCGATCCACTCGATCCGGTTCGGGAACCCGGTGCCGACGAACAGGCAGTCGAGGTCCCGTCGCCAGTTGCCCGGTGTGTGTACCTCGGGCCGGTAGGCGTGCGGCAGGTAGAACGTCGGGGCGAACTGGCTGTACACCTCGGCGCCCTGCGGGTCGTTGACGAGGATCAGGTCCGGTTCGATCGCTGCGCACGCCTGCGCCTGGCCTTCGAGCTCGTAGGGGCACTCGGTGAGGACCAGCACCTTCTTCGCGTCGATGCGGGCGGCGAGCTCGTAGTCGAGGTCGTTGCCGGTGACGATCACGACGACGTCGGGTCGCAGCAGGTAACACTCGGCGAGCAGGTTGTACGTGACCGCCTGTCGGGCCTGCGTCGCCGTCATCGTCTCGCCGCGCACCTCGGCGGCGAGGAAGTAGCCGAGCTGCAGCGACAGGTCGAAGTACGCGGTGTCGACGCCGACCTCGCGCAATCCGTCCACCCAGCCGGCGGCGACGTCGGCCACCGAGTAGGCCGCCAGCGGCCCGACGACGATCGCCCTCACTGGAACCGCTTGACCGTCTCGCGCGCCATCTGCAGGCGGTACCGCTCCCACGCGGGACGCTTCGCTTCGCGTCCGATGCGTGACCACAGGCGCGTCGGGCGGGTGCCCGGGTGGTTGACGCCGTAGCGCATCTGGCCGTTGCCGAGCCGCAACGCCGGCGGGTACACGAGGCGCCGGCTGCCGCCGACCCGCTTCGTGTTCGCGCCCTTGCCGCGTGTCTGACGCTTCACCCGTGAAGGCTTCGGCACGATCCGGTGGGGCTGTGCGCCGAACTCGAGCATGTACCAGGGGCCGGAGACCCGAGCCCACCGGGGCCACGGTCGGGGTCGGATGATCGCCTTGACGTCCCGCTCGCCTTCGAGCTCGAAGCCGATGTTGAGCTTCAGTGGAATGTACTGGCCGTTGCGGTACCGCCAGTGCGACAGCTGCAGGTCGGAGCCGACCTCCTCGGCGAGCATCCGCAGGCCGACCTGCTTGAACGTCACGGCGGCGTTTTTGATCGCCCGCTTGTTGTTCTTACCGGCCATGCCGGTCGTGTCCTCGATCTTGCGGATCAGTTCCGCCGGCGACGAGGAGCGACCCATCAGAGCATCACCTGAACGCTGAACGCTGCGGCGTAGTAGGCGACGTCGGCGACCGTCGTCGCCTGGTAGTTGCCGGCATCGGTCACGACCGTTGACGACACGACCCCGCCGAGCGACGGGTCGGCCTCAACGCAGGACCAGACCGACCCGTCGGCGCCAGGGGACAGGACCTCGTCGAGGAGTTCGACCTGGTCGACGTGACGGTGCGAGACCAGAACGTTCACCTCGGCCTCTGCCATGTCGACCCGGGCGGCGGCCTGCGGCACGACCGAGAAGCCGGTGATGACGAACGCCGGGACCTCGACGGTCTCCGGTGGGAGCCGGTAGACGTTCCAGCCGGGGTAGGCGTCCTCAAGTGCGGAGGCCAGCGCGGTGCGGACCTCGCCGAGCGTCGCGGCCATCAGGCGAGTCCCACGTTGTCGGGGTGGCGGAACGGCTGAAGCAGCTGTCGGGCCCGGGCTGGCATCGACGACGACACCCGCACCACGCCGAACTCCGAGAAGCCCGCGACCATGAGCGGGGCGTCCTGCAGCTTCGCCAGTTCGGCGACGAGGATGCGTGTCGCTTGCCTTACCTCGGGCGGGACCGCCGGCCAGCCCCACGTGCCCGTGATGCGGATCAGACGCTCACGGCCGGACGCCGTCGGCGGCGACGGCAGCAGCGTCGAGGTGACGTTGCGCAGCTGCGTGTACGGCCACGTCCCCGGGGCTTGGCCCTGCACCGGTGCGAGCAGCTGGTACTGCGAAGCGGTCAGGGTCGACTCGTACACGCCGTCGTCGTTGTTGTCGTAGGCGACGGACGTGACCGACACGAGGTCGTTGAACGCCCCGAACGTCACCGTGTAGCCGTCGGAGTCGACGTCGAACTCCCGGGCGTCGGCGGACGCCTGGTAGAAGTGCCGCCCGCAGTGCCGGTCGACCATCCGCGACGCAGCGGTCACCACGTCCTCAAGCTCGTAGGTGTCCCGGGATTCGTTGCGGCCGACGTAGCTGACCGCCTCCTCGATCGTGAGGTACCCGTTGGAGATGCTCATCGTCTGTCGATCTCCTCGGGGCGGATCAGGTAGGCGACCTCGGGGGATGCCACGACGGCACGCCCGTGGTCGACGAAACGGCGGAACAACTCGAAGTCCTCACCCTTGAAGGTGAACGGGAACCCGGCGACGAAACCACCGAGTGACCGCAGTACCGAGGTGCGCACCGTCATCGCGATCGTCGTGTTGGCGAACTCGGTGAGCCACCCGGGTCGGGGGATCGGGCCGAGCTGCGGGTGCCAGGCGGTGTGCAGGATCAGGTCGGCGTCTGCGTTGGCCTCGAGCACCCGTCGGTAGACGTCGGGGACGAGCTCGTCGTCGTCGTCGAGGAACCCGACGAACGTCGTGTCGACCAGGTCAAGGCCGGCGTTGCGGGCGAGGCCGGCCGCACCGAACTGGCCGTGGACTTCGGCTGGCACCTCGGGGCAGTCGTCGGCGACACGAATGACACGTTGAGCGCATCGACACGCCGACCGATCGGCGCGTTCCAGTGTGTCCCGGCCGATGGTCGGGATGACGATCGAGAGCGACGTCATCACCCGGTCACCGGTGGACGCCAGAAGAAGACGGCCGGCAGCAGCGCCAGCGGTAGCCAGCTCTCAGGGATCACGCTGCACGCTGCGAGCGCCACCACAGGCGCAGCCGGCGGCTGGTAGACCCGCACCGTGTCGGTCGCCACGAGCAACGCTGCGTAGCCGACTGCGAGCGCCGCCACGAGCTGCCACGACGGCTCCAGCAGCGCCGCCACACCCACCGACCACGGTGCCACCATGAGCCAGAAGTTGCGCCAGCCACCGGCCTGCGCACGATGCTCGAACGCTGAGCGGACCGGATGATCGTGCACCCGGCGCAGCAGCGGGGTCGCAGTGATCGGGTCGATGTCCGGCCTGCGCACCAGGTAGGCGATCAGCGCCAGCGGCAGGACGACCAGCGGCCACGGCGACCACACCCACAGTGCGATCCAGATGGGAGCCTGTTCTTTGATCGCGACGGCCCAGACGGCGAACACGAGGGCGAGCAGCCAGTTGCCATGCACGAAGCAGGCAGCCGAGGCAGCCGACATCGCCATCGCCGGAAGGTCGACCCCGACCGGCCACGTCGACTGCGGCTGCATCACCCCCGGCAGCGCCAGCACGAGCACCGCAGCGGCGATTGAGACCGGCCACGAGGCGTCCAGGCCACGCGCCCACAGAGCAACCGAGACGCCGAGCACCGGCCACGACAGCCCCCACACAACCCACCACGCTGCGAGGTCGCTGCCACACACCGACGGCAGCAGCCACCGCACGTTGAACGGGAACGCCACCGGGTTGCCGTCACCGGCCAGCAAGTAGCGGGCGGCGTCGGGACCGGGTCGAACGACGATCACGCTGCGAGCCCTCGGAGCGCCATCATCGCCTGTTGCAGGTCGTAGGTCTCCTCGTCGAGGAACACAGCGCCCTTGTCGTGAGTGGTCTTCACGCTGGTGTCGACGTGAATCGGGAACCCTTCGCCGGCGGCCTTGGCTCGCAGGCAGAACGACAGGTCCTCGCCGAACTCGGTCCGGCCGGTCGGGCCCTTCGGCACGATCACCTGGTCGAACGGTCGGAACGGCGACGTCGTCTGGATCGACTCGAAGACCCGCCGGTGGATCAGCACGCAGGCGGCGCCGGTGGCGTCGACTTCGACCAGCTGGTCCCGTGGGTAGTCGAACAGCGGAACGAAGCCGACCTCGTCGTCGGTTTCGTGCATCCGGTACAGCGTCGGGACGCACCGGTAGCGGCGGGCGTACAACGGGCCGGGGCCGTCGGACTTCTGCGCAAACGCGAGCCCGCCGACGATCGGCCGTTTCACCGGGTCGGCCGCTGCGAGCAGTCGCTCGACGACGTCCGGGGCGAAACCCATGTCAGCGTCGATCATGAGCAGCCAGTCGGCGGCGTCCTGTTCGACGGTGATGCGCGCCAGTTCGTTGCGACCGGCGTGGATGTGCGCTGCGCCCGTCTCCTTCGGCGCCACACCGAACGGGTGCGAGACCAGATGCTGACCGTGGGCTGCGTCGTAGAACAACAGCTCCCGCACCGACGCCGAGAAGCAGTGCGACTCGTGGCCCGGGTGTAGGTAGCCGAAGATGACGCGGTCGCGCTTCACGACTTACGCCTGGTGGAGCGCCGTTCGCCGGGGCGAGCGGTTGCTTCCTCGACGTCCGCAGCGAACAGCCACGCGAAGTCCCGCACCAGCGGGTCGTCGCGATCGAACGCCTGGTCCTTGCGCACCAGCACCGGCACCCCGTTGTGGGTGACGACACACGTGCGCGACGCGTGCACCTTCGACACGGCAGACTCCCTTCGCAGCAGGCGGGGCGGCAGGCGTGAGGGACGGACGGCGCCTGCCAGGCCGCCCGCCCCTCACGGTCGAACTCGACCTCGGATCAGGCCGAGGTCTTGTCCTGGAGGAGGCGGAACGCCGTGTCGACCACGACGTCGGCGCCGGTCCGCCAGTAGGCGTACCAGCCGCGCCGGCCGTCCGGCAGGTTGTTCGCCGTGTTGAACATCTGGGGGATGTACTCGACGGCGAAGCTGCCGGGCTTGTCGACGATGACGTAGTTCTGGAAGTCACCGAAGACGATCCGGTTGTCCCGGACGGTGGTCGTGGTGGTCGACGGGGCGTCGTCGGACTCGACGACCGGCCGGCCGTAGAGCTGCGTCGCCGTGCCCTGCGTCAGCTCGGTGGTGAACTTGTTGCTCACCGCGCTGCCGAGGTTCTGGATCTCCAGCGCCCAGATCGGGTGCATGAGCCAGGACGACCGGCTCCGGTACCGGACCGGGACCGAGCGGTAGACCTCGTCGAGGTCCTCCTTGAAGATCGCCGCCGCGGTGTCCGACACGATCTCGACGTTCGTGTTCGCGTCGAGCGCCGTGAACACACCGGTCGGCTGGTTCGTGCCCGAACCCGTCGCGTGGGCTGCGCCCTCGAGGCGGTCGCGGGAGTCGGCGAACATGGCGAGGATCTCGGTCTGGAGACCGGCGATGTCCTCGGCCGCCTCGATCGACGCCATCACGAACGCCTGCGCCTTGTGCACCGGGATCGACGGCTGCTCGAAGGTCGGGCTGTCGTCCGAGACCTCGGTGAGCTGGGCGTCGAAGCTGGCGGTGACGCCGGCCGAGGTGATGCCCTGCCAGGAGGTGTCGCCGGGGCGGGTGAGGGTGACGACCCGGGAGATCGCCCGGACGGAGTTGGAGCTGCCGTCGTTGGAGAGGATCACCGTCGGGTCGAGGTGCGTCGGCACGAGGAAGTTGCCGTTCGCGTTCGTGACCGTGGAGAGCGCGGTGCGCTCCTCGGGGGTCAGCTGGAACTCGCGACCGGTGACGACCTTGCCCCACGCCGACTCGTACACGTCGCTCGAGCGGGCGATCAGCTCGCGCGCCCATGCGGTGTCGGAGCGGTGGCGCAGCACGAGCTTGCGGACGTGCGCCATGTCCTCGGGGCGCTCGACCTTCGGCTCGAGGCTCCGGGTGACGGCGTCGGCGACCTGCTGCGGGGTGGCGCTGCGGTCGTTGTAGACGTCGGTCGGCTCGGGCTTCGAGATCACCTGCAGCGAGGGCCGGGTGGCGCGCTCGGCGGTCCGCTCCTCGATGGCGACGAGCTCGGCCTCGCGGGCGTCGAGCGCGGACAGCTTTTCGTCCAGCTCGACGACCTCGGCCTGACGGCCGGCGATCTCGGCGTCGTCCTCGGTGCTCAGGGATCGGGTCTCGTCGAGGGCGGCGGTGGCGACGGCCTCCATCGCCTCGACGGCGGCGGTGCGCTGCTCTTCGAGCTTCTCGCGCTCGGCGCGCAGCAGTTCCAGTGCCTTCATGTCAGTACCTCTCAGTGTCGTGGCCGCACGCGAAGGGCGTGGGCCAGTGCGAGTACGGCGCGCGGGTCGCGGCCGTTGGGACCCGAGGTGTCCTCACGGACGGCGTCGGGGGTTGGCGTCGAGGTGTCCAGGTGGACGGCGTCGACGCCGAGTTCTGCGAGCAGCGCCTGGCGCTGCGTGTCGTCGAGTCCGGCGAGCAGTGAACGCACGCCGACCGATGTCGCCTCGTAGGCGGGGAACACGACGGGTCCGAGCTCGAACAGCGACAGCTCCCGGATGGTGCGCAGCGGCGTGTCGCGGGTCTCGTCCCAGCTCTCCCGGGTGACACGGAACCGGAACGACATCCCGTCGATCGCGCCGCCGGCGATGGCCTGGCGGATCGGCTCGACCCGGGGGTTGTCGAACATCGTGGCTCGCACGAACAGGCCGTGGTCGTCCTCACGGATCGACTCGATCGCAGCGATCGGCACCGAGCCCGTGGCGATGTCGTGGCCGTGGTCGAACTGCATGACCGGCTTGCGTTCGCTCAGCGTCTTCGTGAACGCACCCCGGGAGATCTGCTCGTCGAACAGTCCTTCCCACGAGTCGATGCGGGTCGGAGTGTCGAACACGGCGGCGTACCCCTCGAGGGTGAAGCCGTTGTCGTCGGTGGCCCGGGTCGTGAAGGGTGCGGCCCGCGTGAGCAGGGCCTTCGGTGCGTCAGGCATTGGGAGCCTCCGGGATGATGTCGGGTGAGTCGTCCGGCGAGTCGTCAGGGTCGTCGCCGCTGACGGGGAACGCTCGGTACGGCGGCCACAAGTACTGGTCGCCGGTCTCGATGGGTGCTTCGTCCTCCAGGGCCCGGACCTCGTTCACGCTCATCCAGCCGTTCCGTAGCGCGGTCTGGTAGGCGGCGAAGCGGCCGTCGGTGTCGGAGCGGAGGAACGCCGCCCGGTTGAACCGAGCGAACTGCGGACGTGGCAGCAGGCGGGTCAGCGCCTTCTCGATGCGAACCAGGTGACCCTCGAGCGAGTGCTTCAAGTACGCGAGGTCGGCCTGGCTGACGTTGGCGTAGGTGACGGACTGGCCGGACGTGGCGGCGTAGACCATGGACGGAGGCACCCGCCAGAAACGGCACGCCTCCTCGGTGGTGAAGCGCATGAGGTCGATGAACTGCGAGTCGTTCGGATCGACCATCAACGGCTCAAAGCTCAGGCCCGAACCGACGACCATCGGCTCGCGATTGCCGCGCACGGCGTTCAGGAACGAACGCTTGATGCCCTGCGCCTGCTCCTGAGTCAGCTCCTGGTCGGAGCGGATCAGCCCGCCGGGGTGGCCGCCGTCGCCGAAGAACCTGCTGCCGAAGTCGCGAGCTGCGACCGCGGCGCCGATCGTCGAGCGGGCCCGCTGCACAGGGGAGTCGGCGAACGGGCTGCCGGGACGCACGAACCTGCCGGGCAGATGCCACAGGTCGCCGAACGGCCACAGCTGGCGGTCGACGTTCTTCACCGTCACCGTCGGGATGCCGTCGACGATCCGACGGTTCAGCACCTCGTCGCTGTCGACCAGCTCGATCGACGTCGGCAGGCCGTTTGCCGAGAATCCGAGGATCTCGCCGAACGCGTTGCCGTCGGTCAACAGGGCGAACATCAGCTGGTAGAGCCACACGTCCTGGTCGACCAGTGGCGACGGCTCCCGGATGATTGACGGTGACGGCATCACCGGAATGCGCTGTGCTCCCGACTGACGGACGGCGTCGAGCGGCAGTGCCGACACCGACGAGGCGAGCGTGTCGATGCACGCCGAGCTCGCGGCGTGAGTCAACGCCGTCGACGTCGACACCGGCACCGGGCTGTAGGCCGACAGGCTGTCGGTCCACAGGTGGGCGTAACGCCCGAGGCTGATCGTCGAACGCTCCTCGCTGGGAGTCGTCGCACGTCGGAACAGTCCCATCAGTCCTCCAGGACCCAACCGACAGCGAACAGGGCGACACCGGCGACGAGGAGGCCGAGCGGCAGCGAGACGAGGAACGCAGCGCTCGACACGGCCACGAGGCCAGCGAGCTCGAGCAGCGTGGACAGCAGCTTCACCAGGTCCCCGATCAGTAGGCGAACACCGGGCCGGGCGACTCGGGCTCCTCGCGTTCCAGCACCGTCGCCCCCCACAGGGCGAGCGTCACCGCCACCAGCGGCGAGATGTCGACCGTCGACGACGACCTCGACCACGCCCACGCGTCGCCGAGCTTGCGGACCGCAGCCCCAGCGACCGCAGCGTCAAGGTCAGGTTGCGACGAGTGGCGCACCTGACGGTTCGTCACTGCGTCGAAGATCCGCCCGCACGCCGCAGCCATCTGACGTCCACTGGTGCGAACGACCCGCACCCCGGCAGCTTCCAACTCCGGGACCAGCGACGACGCCGGGCCGGCGTCGTCGATCACGAACGCGACCGGCGTGTGGGCGTCCCACATGCGGATGCACTCGGCGACGATCCACTCGGTGCCCGACTGGCGGGCAGCGATCTCGAAGGTCGAGCCGTCGCACACGCCGATCGTGCCGACCGTCCGATCAGGCGACACGTCGACTGCGAAGGTCAGATCCTCGCCGTCCGGTGAGCTCTGACCGGCGCACGCCGCCCAGCTCCTCGCCGGGATCTTGCTTGCGAACGCGTTGGCCGTCCACCGGTTCAGGTAGGCCCGCTCGAACTCTGCCGGCTCTTTCGACGCCTGCTCGGCAGCGATCGCCGACTCGGGGATCGTGCGGCCCAGACTCGGGATGCACGACCACCAGGTCTCCGGGTCCGACGGATCATCGTCGGCCGAAGCGGCCCACTCGAAGTACGCCAGCCCCGTCGTCACGTCGTCACGCACTGCGTCGCGACCACGCTCAACCTTGGACAGCAGGTACGTCGAGCGGGACGTCCCCGCCGTCGAGATCACCCACATCTGCGGCTCGGGCCGCGTAATCATCGCCGGGCCGAAGCCTTGGTCGAGTCGGAAGTCCTCGAACTCCCAGCACTCGTCGATGACGCACAGGTCGAGGCTCTTGCCGTGACCCGCCCGGTCGGTCGGCGCGACGACCTCGTGGAGGCTGCCGTTGCGCCAGCGCACCGCCTCCTCGCCGTTCGAGTAGCGGATCGTGTAGCCGGCCGAGTACGGCGACGCCTCGAGCATCGGCACTTGGTCGTTTTTGAACTTCGCCCGGGCCGCTGCGCCGTCCTGCGCGGTGAAGATGATCCGCGCCCCCGGGTCGTGCAGCGCACGCCAGACCATGAGGCTGAGACTGAGCGTCGTCTTGCCGCACTGGCGCGGCACGGTGACCACCACTTCCCGGTGCACCAGCAGGCCGGTGTCCGGGTCGTACTCCAGCGCCGTGTCGACGACCTGTCGCTGCCAGGGCATCAGCGGTGTGCCGAGGTGCTCGGCCACCGTCGCCACCTGGTCGCCCCAGGTCGGACGATCAGTCCGACGGGTCGCGAACCGCGGCGGACAGCTCGGCAGCGAGGAGGTCGAAGGCATCGCCGGCACCCTCCAGAGGTTCGAGTCGGGCCAACGTCATGCGCAGCTCCCGCACCAGCGGGCCGGACACGTCGCCGGCGTCGAGGGCCTTCGCCACCGTGGTCGCCAGCGCTGCCAACGGTTCCATGTCGGGCGACCAGTCGTCGTCACCACGCCGAGTGGTGATCCACTTGCTGACGGCCTTGGCGATCACGGCGACCCCGCTCCTGCATAGTCATGCGTCAGCCTGTGGACAACCCGGCCGGAGAGAGGCTGGGTGGGTCTCGGGCGGGCCCTCCC